GTTTAACTCATCTAAATCAATCACAGTTTTAAGATCAGGAGTCATTTCGATATCTTTTGTCGGTACTTTTAGCATTTTTCCTGTAGTATGAAAACCTGCAAGCATATTTCTGCCATCTGGCAACGGTGTTCTAGCCATTGCTTCGGCTAATTCATATGCTTCTTGACCAGCAGCACTTTCGACTAATTTAATTATTGTGTCATGCTCTTCGGCCATTAAGCTTTCGGTTGGAACAATAATTGCTTGGTCATCGGTGCCTGGTACTAAACGGTAGGCAACTACACACTTTTTTTGTGTTTTCTTAATACGACCTACGTGTTTTAACATTTTATTCTCCGTCAGTTTGCTCTGCTGCTTCAGCAGGCTGCTGTTGTGCGGCTACTGCATTGAGGAAGTTATCTAATTTTGTATAGACAGTTCCTACAGCAACCATTTCGTTAGCTTTAAATGCGCCTCTACTTTGTGCTGCATCGATTACTTGCCTAATTGCAGACAAGTCGTTTACTGTAAGCTCTACAGGTGCTTCTTGTTGGGTATCGTTTGGTGCAGACTCTGCACCAGCAGATACTTCAGTATTTTCTTCTGACATATTATCTCCTATGTTGTAAATTATTTATAAGCTAAAATGAAATAGCTGAGTTCTTTTGGTTCTTCGAACCCTACTATATAACCTTCGTGATGTGTTCTTAATAAAAAATATCTACCATGAGTATTTTCTAGAATCCATGTTTCGATATCGTGTTCAATAAGTCCTTTAGGTCTAGACGGATAAGGCTTGTCTGGGTAAGGTACTACTGTGATTTCGAAGTGCTCGGGCAAAATTTTTGTTTTACGTATGCCGAACACTTCGTATGGATTAGGTCTAGTATCTATTTTAGACCTTGTCATAATGTGTAGTAACACCAAACGGAGCTTCTAGATCTTTATCGTAGTTACTGTGAATAACAAATACTGTATCGCAATAAGAATCATCGCCCCAGCTGCCCCAAGGATAGCCGTCTGTGAACATAATGAACTTTTTAGGTTCAATGCCTTCTTCTTTCATAAAGTCCCAGTTCGAATCAAAGTCAGTGCCGCCGCCTCCGGCTGCTTCGTATTCAGTAATGTCACCGTCGTGAGCACTAAACTCTTCAAGATTATATACCTTAGTATCAAAGCACCAAACTTTGATATTATAATCATTATATTGATTCATAATACCCTGTACTTCACCGAGAAAATCTTGCAGTTGTTCATTGCCAATACTTCCGCTTGTATCTAGGGCAATACATACATCAATTGTTTCTTCATTAATTGTACCAGGAATCACAGCACCGTAGTGTGATTTACGTGATGGTCTTGCAAAACTGTAATCGTTTTTTACAGTGCTTTGAATTTGCTGTTGCAAAATTTCACGCCAATTCATTTTTGGCTCTGTGAACTGTTTAATAAGACGGGCTACTTCTCCGGGCACCTTACCTGCACCAGCAGCTTGTGCTGCCGAAAGCATACTTTCTTTAATGCTATCACGGATTTCTTTCATTTCTTCTTTAGATAACTTAGGAGCGCCGCCTTCGCCGTCACCATTTTCAAGATCTAAATGTTCATCTAGTAATTCGCCAAGTTCGTCGATGTCAATGTGTTCAACTACATTTTCCATCAAATCATCATAAACTTCTTCACTAGTCCAGCCTTCGTATTTGAAGTCTTGGAAGCAATCAACAAGTTTAGGCTTTTCACCAATTTTATCACGTACAAGCAAGTTATTTACAATATAGTCAGCTGCTACATTGTAAATTTTAGGATCTCTGTCATCACGTCGGCCTAGGTGATCAAATACACAGTGCAAAATTTCGTGTGCAATTACAAACTCAATTTCTGCGTTAGACATTGCATTAAAAAACTGTGCATTAAAGTACAAGTTACGACCGTCTACCGCAGCAGTAGGAAGCCAGTCGTTTGCTGCTTTTACTTTAAGTCTAGTAGCCATGTTGCCAAAGAACGGGTGTTTAAGCAAAAGACCTACCCGAGCAACAGTGATACGATCGATGACATCTTTGGTCATTTGTTCGAGTGCATCTTCAGTAATATCAGGATCAGGTTCCCAATGTTTTTTACCTGCAACAGACATAAAGCTTCCTTTCTTTAATGTACGTATATAATACAACAAAGCGCTCGAAAAGTCAAGCGCTTTGAAGTGTATTAGGATTGAGCTGCTTTAATATACTTACCGTATTTTTCGTGGAACTCGTCAAAGCTTGGCACTTTATCAGGATCAATTGGCAGTTTGTATTGTGTCAGTGCTAACTTCATTGCCATAACAACTAGTTCAGTATCAAAATTTTTCATCGAAAAGCTAAGGAATTGTTCTACCTGATCATAAAACTCTTTTTTATCGTCTTGACTATTTGCAACAGTTTGGCTTAGTTCATAACACATGGCTACAATTAAGCTATACATTGCACTAATTTCGTTAGTGTCAAGATCTTTGACTTTACCAGCAAGGATATCTGTAGGATTGGGCATGCTACTTGCAACTTTGCGATGAGCAACAAACTTCACAGCCAATCCTTCGCCAACACTGCCAGACACTAGATCCATAAGTGTTTCTGCATCGTAATTATCGTTCAAAAAGTCACTTACAAACGACCACGAACGAGGCGTTGCAAAAGAACGACTAGGCGATTTAGGATCAAAGTCGTACAAATCTTGTTTACTAAATTGTAAATAACCAACTACATCAGGGTGAATTTTATTAGTAACAGCCCATTCAAACCAATCGTCAAATGATACTGCCATCTCAAGGTGAACAAAACGGTTAGCAAGTGGTGCTGGCATACGATATGTAACACCTTTGTCGCTATCACGGTTACCAGCAGCTACGATAAGAACGTTATCTGGTAGTTTGTACTGACCTACACGACGATTTAGAATAAGCTGATATGCAGCCGCTTGCACAGCTGGTGCAGCTGAGTTCATTTCGTCAAGAAAAAGAATAACATGCTTGTGTTCACTAGCCATTTCTTCATCCGGCAGTTCACTTGGTGCAGCCCATACCATTTTATTTACATTAGAATCAAAATATGGAATACCTTTAATATCAGTAGGCTCCCAAAGGCTCAAACGAATATCAATAACATGCGCATCCATGCTTTCGCCGATCTGATGTACAATGTCGGATTTACCAATACCCGGAGGTCCCCAAACAAAAATAGGGCGTTGTTGATCGAATGCAGCAGCAATAACTTTTTTTGCGCTATTAGGGGAAGTAGTGCGAATCGTGTCCATGATGTGTACCTGTTTGTTTATTAACTATGTATATAATACGACAAATCGGCTAGAAAGTCAAATGTTTTTTTGACGCTCAATTGCCTTTATTAAGCCGTATCGTTCTATATCACCAGAAAATAGACTTATCTCCATAGCTTTGCGATCGTCTGTTACTTCGATATATTTTTTTGTGAGATAGTACGGACAAGTGATAAAGTTGTCTAAATGTATCAGAATGTTTGTTTTATAAATGTTTACATCGGGGGGAAATTTTATTCTAAAAAGTGTAAGTTCTAGATTATTTTTTAAAAAATCACGCCCTGCTTCAGTGAGACGTAGTCCACCTTCTTTTTTGTCACGAGTATTATACCACCAGTCTGACGAATATTTTTTAATATTAGCATCATCGGTGCTTAATTTAGAACTGTTTAAAAAAATTTTAGTGTATGTGACTCTATTCATTCTCTGTAAAACTGTTTGTAAACTTAACGACCTTGAATTCGTCTGTCTTCCAAACAGTATTTAACCGTTCTGCTAAGTTATGAGCATGTCCGGGATTACTGAAACTTGTCTTTTTATACTTTGGGCCAGGGTAATTTGTTAGGCTGTTAAAACTTTTTAGGTTAAAAGGCTTACCTTGGAAGAATACAGCCCAAATTGCCTCAGCTTCTAACACTTGCTCAGTTCTATATGTGTTCTTGTCTGTGTACTCTTTTAGTACTACAGGCTTTGGCCTACTCATTTATCGTTCCTCATTATATACGTATATATTTATCTTTTACCAGCTAGAACCGCCGTCCATTCTGATATTGATTACTTCATTATTCTGTTGGGGTTGAGACATAAGAAGAGATTCCAAGTCTTCTGTATGCCTTGCTAAAAGTTCTGTAAGACAGTAGTGCAACTTTTTTGCTTGATCTACATTCATCCTAATTTCTTGTTGTCGACTAGTTTCAGCTTCTTTAACAAGAGTCAAAAATTGTTTGATAGGAGACGTATTAATTGGTTGTTTTTGCATTTGCAATACTCAGTTGTTGCCGCATTTCTATATCAGTTTTAAATGGGCCTTTGTTATTGTATCGTTCAATTGTAATTAGTTTAGGACAGTAACTTTTTACCCAACCTTTATTGAATTGGATGATGTAGTATCCTGCACAGTAAACACTTTTCGATTTTTCACTTTTTGTAAACAACGGAAGTTTCCGTTTTATGTCATACATACTGTTAAAAGGTTTACAATTTGTAGGGAAATCGTGCACATAAAATTGTGTAGTTTCTGTAACTTTTAGTTGCGTCCAAGTAAGCGATCCTAGTTTTTTGTTTACACTAGACTTTGAATTACAAACAGCAGGCGAGTCTTTTTCGGTGTGTACAATGTAATGATCGTTGTTAAACGAAATTGTACCTACACTTTCACCGTTATCTTCTACAATCCAAAACTTATCTTTTAAAATTTCTTTAGCGTTCATTTTACATACCTTGATTGAAACGGTTCTGCATACAAACTAATGTTGTCTGCAATTCTATTCATATCCCACTTGTGACAAAATTTTAGAAGCCTAACACCAACTTGTGACAAATCTTTAGGTGATTCAGTCTCGCTATCAATAGTACTTGTAATAAGTTCTTTAATATCGACAGGCTGTGCTGTTAGATCACAAAGCAGTACATTTCTATTGTAGTCATCAATCACACGATGTTCTACTCCTTCGTGATCTGTCCAGCGTTGTAGCATCATGTTGTTCCAGTTGTAGCCTTTTGTATTCTTATCTGCAAAAGCTTCAAATAGCCCAACTTTATTTTTAGTACCTTTTTTACGTACACCTGGATATGCACTAAAAATATTGTCACTAGTATCGCCACGCATACACTTTTCAAAAAGTAGCCACTGCGGATCAGGCGCAGGCTTTTCTTCGCCTGTTTTTTTATCTATAACACGTTTGCCTTTATCGTCAAAGTAGCCTTCGTGAGTAATAGTTACATTACTTACACCATTGTATTGCTTTACATTAGGTGCAATAAGTTGTGCAAAATCACCGTCTGTACTAAGAATAACATGATTATCGTTCGGATGCTCTTGCACCCACCCAGCAATAAGGTCATCTGCTTCTAATTGTTTATTATGCAGTACTGTGCAGTTAGTCTTTGTGCGAACAAAGTCTTTAAATTCGTCAAAGATTTCAAAGAATACACGATCTTCTTCGGCTTGCTGTGCATTCATAGCGTCTCGTGCTTCTTGCCGATTTCGTTTGTACGGTGCGTATACGTCTTTGCGCCAACTACGCCCTTCTAAGCAAAATACAACATGATCTGCATCAAAGTCTTGCCATGCCTTTTTAATGCTGTTAAGAGTAACATGCAAAGCCATACCGACTTTGTCGTCGAGACTTCCCCGAACTACGTGTCTAGCTCGAAAGAAAGTGTTCATAGTATCAACTAGAATATAAGTGCTCATATAATTATACTAGTATATAATAAAGGAAAAGTCAACCAACTTTTTAAGAAACTTCTGATTTTCCTTTGTCGATCGGTATAACATTGATGTAACCCATGTCTCTGTCTGTACTCTGCCCGTCTTCGACAAGCATTTGCTGTACAATTGTTCTAAACCATTGATCGACAATATCTTCGTTGGTTTCGCCTTTATAACCAGCATCGAGTAATTGTTCGATAAATTCGTTGTTCCAATCTAATTCAAAAAAACCATTTTTAATATTATCTGGATTAACTTGTGTATCAATTACTGCAATATAAGGCTCACCTTTAGCTGTTGCTGCTGCTTTAGGATCAGTTTCTTCAAGCAGTTTAAGCTTTTCTTTTTCAAGTTTGTCAATGCCCATTAGGCGTTTTAGCATATTTTTCATTATGTTCCCCATGCATTACCAAATAGTGAAATGTGCAGTCTTGGGGTAAATCGCCATCCACGCTGCATACAAATTTCAGCTACTTCTTTAACATTCATATTATATTCTTCAGAACGACCGCCTAGTGGCATACAATATACTGGACACTCTACACCAACTGCACGATATTCGTTTACTGCTTTAGAAACTTCATCAATATCATCTTTATCAGCTACAACAAATTTTAAGTATAAGTCACTGCCTTTAATTTCACTGTATTGTTTTGCAATATCAGGGAGAATAGCAGTTTCCCAGGGTTCGCCTGAAACACTTAGTTTAGGAGAACAACTCCATGTTACTTCAAAACGGTCCTGAGTATCTAAATATTCTTTAAATTCTTTGTGTAATTTTTGTGTTGTATTTGTCTCGAATGTTACGTTCTTTAAATCTGACATTCGGGGATGTTCGAACAGTTCGATATATAGTCGTTGCCAAGCAAGCAAAGGTTCACCGCCTGTTAGAATTAGATGAATATCTTGACCATTATCCATAGTCCACTTACCTTCTGGAGTAAGACTCAGCAAGTGTTCTACTACTTCTTCGACATCTGCTTGCCGATTAAAATGTTTAAATTCAGGATAAATGCTTGCGTAAGTATCGCAGCCTGTGTGAATAATAGGCAGATCTTCAAACTTTTCCGTAGTTTCGTGAACTTTATTATCAATAAGTTCTTTTACTTCGGGATTGTATCTATTGCCTTCGGCATGTTGTTCCCATCGATCTTTGTCTTTCGGAAGACCAAAGTTCATACAACGGAAGTTACAACCAAATGTACGTAGGAATACACTGGGTACACCTACATACTTGCCTTCACCTTGTACACTATAAAATGCTTCAGAGTATCGTAATTTCATTAAAGCTCCTCAAGGATGCCAAGAACTTCTGCTGCAATTAGCAGTGCACCGCCTACTACAACTGGCATTACTATTACTGGTGTAAACAAACTACTTACAAAAGCAGCCCCAGCACCAATACGCACAGCACTCTTTACTAGACTTATGTAAAAGTGCTTTTTACTTACATCTACTGGTTCAGCCATCTTTGTCTCCATAATAAATTGGGGTTACACTGAGTGAATCGTGATAGTCGCTTTCTCGATGATATTCACGTACAGCAGTTTCACGAAGTACTCGATCTCCTACTTTTCTATATATAATTAGTTCTTTTCTAATTACACCCTCATCGTCGCTATCGTAAATAGTTTGAAACGGGCCAAGTTCTACTGGTTTTGTAGCAGCCATTAGTTTGCATATCCTTGTTGTAGTTTGATATTGTCCATAAACTCTTTTTTAGTGCTAGGGTCGTCGTAAAATGCACCTTTAAGGACAGTGGTTTGAGTAAGTGAGCTATGTGCACTAATGCCACGATTTTCGCAACAGCCGTGTGTAGCTTGAATATAAACACCAACATGTTCAGACCCAGTGGCATTCATAATTT